ATCTTTGTTTAGCACAGCTCACCCCTTGGTTTCTGGTGGTACAAACGCCAACACTCCTTCCACACAAGCTGACTTGAATGAAACCTCTCTTGAGAGCGCAGTTATTCAGATCGCTGCTTGGACAGACGAGCGTGGCCTTTTGATCGCCGCTAAACCCAAGAAGTTGATTGTTCCTCCTTCACTCCAGTTCGTAGCAACCCGTTTGCTCGAAACTAAGTTGCGTGTTGGTACAAACAACAATGACATTAACGCTATTGAGAACAACGGTACGATCGGCGAAGGCTATGCGATCAACCACTTCTTGACAGACGTTAATGCATGGTTCTTGACCACAGACGTGCCAAATGGATTGAAGCACTTCATCCGTACACCATTGCAAAATTCAATGGACGGAGATTTTGATACAGGGAACGTTCGTTACAAGGCCAGAGAGCGTTACAGCTTTGGATGGTCCGATCCCCTCGGAGTATTCGGATCTAGCGGTTCTTTCTAAAACAAAAGTATTAAAATACTTAGTTTTAAGACCCACTTCGGTGGGTTTTTTATTATGCTATAATTACCCGTATCGTATAACGGGAGATCGATATGGACTATCCAGACAACCGAGCAGAAGCTAAAAGAATAAGATCGGAGTATTATTTTACTGGTCGTATCTGCAGTCGTGGGCACATGGCTTTAAGAAAAACAAAAGGCTCGTGTGTTGAATGCATGAAAGAAGATTGGAAAATTGATAACGAGAAGCGTAAAGATAAACCTAAATCAGAAGCATCAAAAGCAGCTGGTCGGAGATACTATGAGAAAAATAAAGAAGCAGTTAAAGCAAGAGCCAATGCAAGACCAATAGAAGAAGTTAATAACTATAAAAAGAAACACAAGTTAAATAATCCAGAATATTACAAAGCACTAACGAGTGTTCGTAAGCGTAGACATCGTAGTGCAACGCCAAAATGGATTACACCAGAGCAGAAATTGGCAATGCGAGAAATGTATTTACAGGCTCAAAAGATAACTAAGATTACTGGAGAGAGGTATGTGGTGGATCATATTATTCCGCTGATATCGCCGGAGGTCTGTGGCCTGCACGTGCCTTGGAATTTGCGTGTAATCACCCAAGAGGAAAACTTAAAAAAGTCAAACAAAATTGTTGACTCTCCGTTGGAATAGTGTATATTATTGAGAACTGGGTAATCATTCTTGCCACCACTGCCCCAGCAGATGATGCAACAATCGGCAAGAATACTTTTGCATAAGGAGCAATACTATGGGACGCGCAACGTTTGAAGGTCCAATTCTATCTGGCGATAGCAGATTCGGTCCACTTCGCAATGTAGGTTATACAGATCTAGTTCAAGAGACTAGTATTGTTTTAACAAACACAACTAACGGTACTGCTGGCTATGCTGGCGTATCAGGTCAATTTGTAAATGGTAATGGCATCCCCAATACCAACGCAGTTGTTTATACACCTTCGGCAACGGTATATCCTCCTGTTGCTGCAACCATCACTGCTGACGCAGGATCTGGCGGTACAGGTACTTTGTATCGTGGTATCGTGTTTTATGTACCATACGGTTCAAACATCAATGATTTTTTGATTGACACCAATGTAGCTATTACTGCTACAGGTGGTACTCTTGGAACAGTTACTGCTAGCATGGGCAATGGATTTAATACTACTACATACGGTAGCATTACTTCTGTAAACGCTTCTGCAGCACGCAACACAATCACACAAACTGGTGCTCAATTGCTTGCTAGCAATTCAACAACTGGTGACATTACAATTTCTCCAACATCAGGAACTGGTCCTTATGCTGGTTTGATGTCACAAATTGTGATTACATTTACGATTCCTTATACCGCTGGTACAGGAACTACATTGCCCGTGATAACAGCTGGTACTATTACAGCAGCAGTTCGTTATACACAGCTTGATGCAAACATTGGTAACTCTACAACTTACCCATACGGTAACTTTGACTAATCAGTCCTAGGGGCTTCGGCCCCTTGTTTTTAAACAAGGAGATTGATTATGATGCAAACAGACGTCAGAGCGGCGCACTTAAACCAATCAGGGTTTTTGACTAAGTTCCGCTGCCGGAAGAAGCAAGTTACTTTATGTGGCAATGCAAGTCAGGCTGGTAACATTGTATTTTTTGATACAACAACAGCACCTGTTACATCTGCTACTTATGGTCGCTCAGGAAACACAATTACTGTGTCCTCAACAGGACATGGATTGACGACTGGTACAACAGTTGGTATTTCATTTAATAATAGTTCTGGCGTATCAGCTACAGACGGTAATTACATCATTACTGTTACTGATGCCAATACTTTTACGATGACAGATATCAATTCTGGAACCGTTACAAATGCAGGCACAGGTTGTCAATATGTTTATGGAAACACAAACATTTGGATTGCAACTTATGAGACATTGACTGGTGCAACAGCTACACAACAGTTGTTGGTTCCAGGCGAGGGTCAATTATGCATTAATGGTATTTATGCGTACATGGTAAACATGGGATTTGTAACTATTCATTATGGCTAATACTAAGCAAGCAATCCTGCAGGGTAGGAACCTATTCATTGGCATACCATGCCATGATGGGCGCTTGAATATCAAGACTGCATACGCAATAGCACAGTTGATGCCTGAAGCTATGCGTCTTGGTATTTCCGTTACGCTTTCTGATATATCCAATTGCTCTTTGATCACGATGGCCAGGAACTCGCTTGTTGCTGAGTTTTTGAAGACCAAGTGCACAGAGCTTTTGTTTATTGATTCTGATGTCATAGTAACGCCAGACGACATTCTTCGTTTGATGGCTCAGAGCGCAGATAAAGATATCACTGCTGGAACATATCCACGCAGAGCAAAAGACAAGAAGTTCTTTACAGATCTGTATTGGACTGATGATGGTGAGTTGGAATTTGAAGGATCCATGATGCGTGTAAAGCGCATAGGTACAGGATTCATGTTGATCCAGCGTCACGTCATTGAAGGAATGATTGAAGCTCATCCTGAGTGGTCGTATAAGAACAAGCCTACTGGTGAAAGAATGTATGCTTTGTTTGATTTTGCAATCAAAGACGACAACTATGTAGGTGAAGATTATTTATTTTGTGACCGAGCCACAGAGCTGGGCTACAAGGTTCATGTTGATGTAGATATAAGCTTGCCCCACATTGGTAGCGAAACATTTACAAATGACTTCAGAGAAGAAGTTGTTGTACCGCTATTAGAGGGTATTCGTGAGTCCAAACTGAAAGTCGTAAATGGCTAAGACACCAGCATGGCAAAGAGCAGAAGGGAAGAATCCGAATGGCGGTCTAAACGCCAAGGGAAGGGCATCGGCCGAGAAGGAGGGGATGCATTTAAAAGCTCCTCAACCCGAGGGCGGATCAAGGAAAAAAAGCTTCTGTGCCAGGATGGAGGGGATGAAGAAAAAGTTAACTTCATCCAAGACAGCCAACGACCCAAACAGCCGGATTAACAAAAGTTTGCGTGTGTGGAAATGTGCTGATGGTTGTGCCGTAAGAGGACACACAAAAGGGAAGTATGTCTAATGGATACGACCATGTGGAATGCAGTTCTCTCATTGCTTGTCGGTATTTTAGGCTGGGTGTTGAGAGAGAAATCAGCAGAATTGCAACGCATAACTATTTTGCTAAACCGGACACGGGAAGAGATGGCAAAAGAGTATGTGACAAAAGCAGAAGTCCATGCCGATATCAACAGAGTGTTGGATCGGTTGGACAGGTTGGAAGCAAAGATTGATCGACTAGTGGAGAATACCCATGCCATCGTCTAGCAAAAAACAGCACAATTTCATGGAAGCGATTGCTCACTCAGCGTCGTTCGCCAAGAAAGTAGGAGTCCCTCGCAGTGTGGGGCAGGAGTTCAGTAAAGCGGACAAAGGCCGCACATTTAAACAAGGTGGTAATATGAAATCAGAGAAAATGCATGAGTTAAATCAAGCAAAAGAACTTCGCCGCATTGCAGGTGAAGAAGAGCACGAAGCCAAAGCTATGAAGCGTGGCGGTCACACAAAGAAAATGGCAGCCGATGGTATGAGCCCCAAAGCCGCAGCTTTGTTGGGCGCTATGGCAGCACGTCGTAGAGCAGCTCCTGCTCCTATGGCAGCTCCTGTTGCTCCTGGCATGGCTATGAAACATGGCGGTAAAGCTCATCACGAAGAGCATGCTCATCACATGAAGATGGCTCACCATCACCTCAAGATGGCGATGAAAGCCGGTGGCAAGACTATGGAGAAGGGTGAACCCCATTCCAAAGACATGGGCGAGAAAGTTCTTAAGCACGGCGGTAAAGCTACTAAGCACCACTATGCTAAGGGCGGTGACGTTCGCATGGAGCCATCTAAGATGGAGAAAAGCGGTGATTTGAGAAAAGGTAACCTCAAGCATGGCGAACACAAGATCCAAGAGCGTGGTCACACAAGAGCATTGCAAGAAAAGATGAAGGGCAATACCATCGGTGACGGTCCTATCATCAATGCAAAGAAGCACGGTGGCAAAATCCACCACAAGAAATAAGGAGTAAACCATGAAACACAGTCACGGACATATTCATCCTGCTGGTCATGAGCATCCCCATGAGCACAAAATGCACCATGAGATGATGGCTGAGCACGAGGCTGGTGGACACGTTCACCACCATCACCACTATAAAGAACATGCTGCTGGTCACAAGTTGCACCACGATACAGTGGAGCATTTGCACAAGCACCAGAAGCATATGTCTCATGGTGGCAAGGCATGCTAGCCAGTCGTGGGATGGGTGATATTAACCCATCCAAAATGCCTGGTAAGAAGACGATACATCGTAAGGATCATCCCCAAGATGTATCGCTCTACAAGCGTGGAGGCGAGGTTTGGGATAAACCAAACCCAGCCAAGAAACACAAAAAGCTTAGTGCTGCGAAGAAAGCTAAAGCTAAAGCATCAGCAAAGAAGGCAGGAAGACCCTATCCTAATTTGATTGATAATATGCGTGCAGCTTCTTGATTATCATCTGTCCACGACTGCAGATAGAACATGACTAATTTAACTACTGGTACAACGTCCTTTGACCTAGATTTCACCGAATTGGCGGAAGAGGCGTGGGAGCGTGCCGGTCGTGAAATGCGTACAGGCTATGACCTGCGCACTGCTCGTCGTTCAATGAACCTGATGACCATCGAGTGGCAGAATCGTGGCATCAATATGTGGACCATAGAGCAGGGATCATTCACGATGGCTCCTGGTTTGAACACATATCCATTGCCAACTGACACGATTGATTTGCTGGATCATGTGATTCGTACAAATGCTAACCAAACCAGTAATCAGGCTGACCTGACAATTACTCGTATTAGTGTTTCTACCTATGCCACTATTCCAAACAAGCTGACTCAAGCAAGGCCGATTCAAGTATGGGTACAGAGACTTTCGGGTGAGACTAACCCTTTGTATGACCAGATCGGTACGGCAGTAACCCTATCATCTAGCATAGGCGCTACCGATACAACCATCACAATTTCATCAGCCGTTAACTTAGCTGCTCAAGGCTATATAACGATTGATAGCGAAACCATTTATTACCAGTACATTTCTGGTAACGTTTTATCCAACTGCAGTCGTGGGCAGAACAACACCACTGCAGCCAGCCATGCAGCTACTGCACCGATCTATGTGGCTCAATTGCCAGCAGTAACAGTGTGGCCAACACCAGATGCATCTACCACCTATACATTCGTTTATTGGCGCCTCAGACGTGTTCAAGACGCTGGTTCAGGGGTAAGTACCCAAGACATGAATTTCCGCTTCCTGCCGGCCGTTGCAGCAGGTTTGGCGTACCATATTGCTATGAAAGTTCCTGAGTTGATGCCCAGGATCCAGATGTTGAAACAGTATTACGATGAGCAATTTGATATTGCAGCTGGTGAAGACCGTGAGAAAGCTGCTATCAGGTTTGTTCCACGTCAACAGTTCATTGGGTCAGGTAGTCCGTAATGGGAAATAGGTTTGCTTCTGGAAAATATTCGATTGCCCAGTGTGATCGATGTGGCTTCAGGTACAAGCTAAAAGAGTTGAAGTTTGAGGTTATAAAGACTAAACTATATCAACTGAAAGTTTGTCCTGAGTGCTGGGATCCAGATCAGCCGCAGCTTCAATTGGGTATGTATCCAGTTGATGATCCGCAGGCGGTTAGGCAACCAAGGCCAGATACGACTTATGACACTTCTGGTTTGGATGCGTTGGGTTATCAAGCAGGTGGATCACGAGACATCCAGTGGGGATGGAATCCAGTTGGTGGTACATCGAACAGTGATGTTGGATTGACACCTAACTATTTGGTAGCAACAACGGCGGTTGGAACAGTCACTATTACAGGGAGTTAAGAATGGACAAGAAACAAGTTAAAAAAATTGCTGATGTTGAAGCTAAAAAAGAAGTTAAACATCACGAGAAAAAAATGCACCACACAAAACATTTTGCCAAAGGTGGAAAGACCAATGAGCAGATGAAAGAGTATGGACACAATTTGGCTAAAGTAGCCAATCAAACCGGTTCATCAAGGGGTAGATAATGGCTAAAGAAATACCTGCAACCAAAAAGAATAGCCCAGCTATTCATACTGGCGCCAACAGAAACAATCTTCCCGCTGAGGATTATGAGATTCCTCATACCATGAGCGGTAAGAAGGTAGACATCAGAGATGATGTTGGCTTTGAGCCTAAGATGCCAACACGCAAAAATTGGACACCATTGAGTGGTGTTTCGATTGGTATCAACGATGAAGTAAAGACAACAGGCATTGAAATGCGTGGAGCTGGTGCAGCTACTAAGGGTCGTATTTCTAGAGGTCCAATGGCTTAATATGTATTACTCAGATTTAGTCACCTCAGTTCAGGATACCATCGAGAATACGTTCCCGACGGTTGACATGAACCGTTTCATTGAGCAAGTGGAGCAACGCATCTATAACACGGTGCAGTTGCCCAGCTTGCGTAAGAATGTAACGGGTACTATTACATCTGGTAATCAATATTTGTCTGCTCCTGCTGACTTTCTTTCTGTTTATTCTTTAGCTATCTATCCCACAACTGGTTATCCAGCAACACCTGGATCAACCAATAGTTATTTGTATTTGTTGAATAAAGATGTGAACTTTATTCGTGAAGCCTATTCAAATACAGCGGTAACTGGTCAGCCAAAGCACTATGCTATTTTTGGACCACAATCAAGCAATGAAGCTCAGTTGACATTCATTATTGGTCCTACACCTAACATGGCGTATACGGCTGAGCTCCATTATTACTACTACCCAGTATCAATCATTCAAGCAGCTATTGGCGCTATTACAGTGACCAATGGCGGATCAGGATATACAAATGGTACTTACTACAATGTTTCTCTTACTGGCGGTACTGGTAACAGTGCTACTGCCACTGTTGTCGTTTCAGGCGGGTCTGTAACATCAGTGACCATTATCAACAAGGGATGCTATTACGCTGTCGGTGATCAGCTATCAGCTACCTTATCTAATGGTACAGGGTTCTACATTACAGTAACCACAATCAACAATGTAAACGGTGAAACCTGGGTTGGTGACAATTTTGATTCTGCTTTGTTGAATGGTGTATTGGTAGAAGCTGCTAGGTACATCAAGGCTGAGGCAGACACAATTACTTTCTACAAAGACATGTATACACAGTCTATTGCGCTTCTCAAGAACTTGGGAGATGGCAAGATGCGTATGGATGCTTATCGTGATGGTCAAGTAAGGTTACCAGTTGTATGAGCATAGTTCAAACACAAACCACATCGTTTAAAGCTGAACTGTATCAGGGGGTTCACAACCTTTTGTCGGATACGCTTTACATGGCTTTGTACACAGGTAATGCAAACCTTAATGGTGCAACGACTGTATACACATCTACAAATGAAGTAACTGGAACCAACTACACAGCAGGTGGAATTCAGGTAACAGGGGCTACGGTAAATACCTATGGGTATACAGCCTATGTTAATTTCAATAATGTTGTTTGGCCCAATTCATTGATCACAGCCAGATGTGCTTTGCTTTATAACGTGAGCAAAAGTAACAAATCCATCTGTGTCATTGACTTTGGATCAGACAAGACAATGTTAAATTTCACCATTACAATGCCTGCTAACACAGCAACAGCAGCATTAATTAGGAGTTCAAATTGATCATTACAACGACCAAAGGCGAAATGGATGACTCTCTTCTTACCAAGAAAGAGGGTACCGTTGACAATGAAAATGAGTACACAACATGGGTTGAATACTGGTTGGATGGCGAGCTCGTGCACCGTTCAGCGCATGTAACTTTGAAAAAATCCCCCTTCTCTGATTTA